TGGACAGCGGTAAGAAACGCAGGATCTGCTGGAATGCTGACAGTCATATGTTACGTCGTGAAGGCGTGCCGGACAGCTTCGACTTCAAGGGTTCGGTAATCTTCATCACCAACTTGGACTTTGCTCACATCCGGAGCAGCAAATTGCAAGATCATTTGGCCGCCCTGCAGAGCCGTTGCCACTTTATTGACCTGTCGGTTAATTCACGCCGTGACAAGATCCTGCGCATTGAGCAGGTGATTGATGCTGGTATGTTGAATGAGTACGGCTTCAGTGAAGTTGAGCAGAAAGAACTGGTACAGTTTGTAAAAACTCATGCTGATCGTATGCGTGAGATCAGCTTGCGGTTGATCATTAAGATAGCTGATCTTAAGAAAATCATGCCGCTGACATGGAAAAGGACGGCAGAAGTTACCCTGATGAAGTAGGTCACTGGTCGCACACGGCGATCCGCCGTGTGCGACTGGGACTGTTGATTGACATCAGAAACACAACAGTGCTATACTAACATGGGGGCCGGCGGATGGCAGTAGTTTCAATGGAACAAACAGTTGATTTCTTGGTCACTAATCCTGGGTGCCGCAGTGTTGTGGACAAAAAAGACCTCAACAAACTCCATGACCTCAGGAAGCGTATTTGGCTGAGTGGAAGTGAAATCACCCAACGCCAGCAGGAGTTGATTCAGAGCATAGTGAGCAAATATCTTTTGCTGCTTCAGCAGCAAGGTTGGGCAGTGCAGGATCTACTCACCCCCACGTGGAGCACACCAGTGCGGCATTATGTGCCAGTGACGGTATGGTCCATAACACTGGAAGATGATCAGTGGGTTGTAAAATTTCCCTATCATGGCCCCACAGTGTATCGTCTCAGAGAAGTAGCTGAGCACCACAGTATGTATGACCTTATTGAATGGATACCAGCTGACCTCAGCTGGCGCATCCACAATGGTCCACAGGGACGCAAGCTGGTTCAGCAACTGCTGTCGCAAAATACACACTGGCAATGCAGCCAGGAACATCGACATGGATTGAGAACTGACCAGGTAATGCAACCTGTGATCACTTATCTCAACGGTGCCTGGCAACACTCACATGCATCAGATACACTGGGGCCCTTACTGGATCGGGTAATAGCACAGAATCTGCCACAGTTACAGACTGTGCTGGCATTGGCTGATTATGCGGTTGAGTTTGATCACCGAGCCAGAAACTATCTGAAGAATTGGTTAACGCCCAGCCAGGTACAGATGCTGTGTGATTCAGATCCCATCATTGAAATCAGCCAAGTGCCGGAACTGCGTGATCTACTGGACCTGGTGAATTGCTGGCCTGTGGTACTGGTGCAGAATCGCTGGGATCCAGATAATCAAATACAGCTAAACCTCGCTGGCGTTCCAGTACATCGACACTGGACATATTCTCAGGATGCACCTACCTTTGCTTATCAGATGGATGTGCGGGGATTCAGTCAGTTGGTGAGCCTTCCTGAACCAGCCATACTGGAGTTTTCACTGGGATATCCGCCTGAACTACAGTTACCGCAATCATTGCGCGTGCCCTGGTTGGTGCGTTGCCCCAGCATGGTAGACCAATATACCTTACAATCTGCTGACCACTATGTGCGCCATAACTACAATCGGCACATTCGTGTAGTACCGGACTCGATATCATGACATGCACTATAACCGTTCTCGACGAAGTCAATTGTAAACTGGAGGGTTTGGATGCAGCTTTTAGGCGGCGTCTATGTAACCAGTTTAAAAAAGAGATACCAGGTGCCAGGTATATGCCAGCAGTCAGACTGGGTAGATGGGATGGCAAGAAAGCCTTTGTCAGCTTAGCTGGCGCAACCTATGTGAATCTGTTACCAGAAATCCTGCCCCTTATTGAAGCTGCTGGCTATGACATTGATCTAGTGGATCAGCGAGATTATCAGACTCACTTTGAGTTTGAGTCGGTTAATGCTGACAGCTTTGCTCATTGCATGTGGCCACCAGAACACCTCGCAGCAGGCCAGCCCATTATGCTCAGAGACCACCAGGTCTCTGTGGTGAACCAGTTCTTACAGAATCCCCAGAGTCTACAAGAAGTAGCAACAGGCGCAGGCAAAACGATGGTTGCCACGGCATTGAGTCATAGGTGTGAGCCACATGGTAGGACCATCGTGATTGTGCCCAACAAGAGTCTGGTGGTACAAACCGAACGAGACTACAAGTTGCTGGGGATGGATGTGGGTGTTTGGTTTGGTGATCGTAAAGATCTGGGCAAGACACACACAATCTGTACCTGGCAAAGTCTGAATGTTCTGCTGAAGAATACTCATACTGATTCCGCACAAGTGAGCATCGCTGAATTCCTAGATGGTGTGGTAGCAGTAATCAATGACGAATGTCACCAGGTAAAATCAGAAGTTCTGACCACATTACTCACAGGAGTTATGAGCCGTATACCCATCAGATGGGGACTCACTGGTACCGTGCCCAAAGCTGAACACGATATGCTGAGCCTATTGGTCAGTGTGGGCCCAGTTATAGCTAGATTGGCTGCGGTGGACTTGCAGGAACTGGGCATTCTCAGCAACTGTCACATTAACATCCAGCAGTTACTGGATCATGGTGAATACAAAAACTACCAGGATGAGCTGAGATATCTAGTGGACAATGCTGACCGCATGACACATATCGCTGGCATGATTGATAAGATATCTCAGTCTGGCAATACCCTGGTGCTGGTGGACCGGCTCAGTGCTGGTGCCCATATCTGCGTGGCATTACCAGATGCAGTGTTTATCAGCGGCAAGGACAAGTTGAAAGACCGCAAGTCTGAATATGACCAGATGGCCACTAGTGATGGACGAATAACTGTGGCAACTTATGGTGTGGCAGCAGTGGGTATTGATATTCCCAGATTGTTCAATGTGGTACTGATTGAGCCTGGCAAAAGTTTTGTTAGAACCATTCAGAGCATTGGTCGCGGTCTTAGACGAGCCAGCGATAAAGACTTTGTCAACATCTGGGACATTACTTCAACCATGAAGTTCAGCAAACGGCACCTGCTTCAGCGCAAGAAGTTCTATTCTGAAGCTGAGTACCCTCATACTACCACAAAGGTCGTCTGGCCCTAACCGTCTGTTATACTGGAGATAACAACAATGAGAATCTTAACGAACGACAACCGTAGCTTTGACATAGTGAACCTTCCCGAAGAAGTAGATGACCTCAGGTTTTGTGTGTTTGACAATTCAGACCCTGTGGAATCTGACTACTACTTTGTACCACTGATTTTCCTGGAGAGCTTCATGAGCCCAGCACTGGTATTAAAAATTGGCGACCAGCAGATCACTATGCCAGTGGACTGGCAACTGCTGATCGGTGAACCTGATCACGGTGACCTGGAAGTAGTGCCACTGACCAGCATCAATGATCGTGGGTTCAAGGCCTTTGGTTTTAATCCACTCAGCAGCTTCAGGCCTGAGTTTTTGCCAGTGGAAATACTGGATGTATTCACTGAGAATCGCTGGTTCTTCCCCAAGATGAAGAATGGGCAGATGCTGTGTGTGCCACTGAGTTCTGGTGACAAGCCCATGTGTGTGTATTTCGTGAAAGATATTAGCCGCAGCAGCGAACTAGTGAAATACAGTCGGGCTTGGTGATATGAACACAAATCAACTCAGGCAGGCGTCTCAGTGGCATCCAGTGTTTACGTGGAAACCACTACACTTTACTCGCAGTGGTAAAACCACCCGAGTCTGGCTAAAGATTGTATATCGCAGAGCAATACTGGGACTGGGCTCTGGTAGAGTCCCTCAAATACAGGGCTGGGAATATTGCTTGGATCTGCGGGAATTACTAACACAAACCTGGAAACATATGGAAACAGATGATGATCTGGACAGTTAAAAGCAAAGAAACTCGGCGTAAAGAGTATTTGACGCGAGTCAGTGAATGGCATAAAAAGTTTCTGTGGCTACCCGAGGACATATCTAACCAAGACGGTATGCGTACCTGGGCATGGTTTCAAACAGTGTTTCGTCGAGCAGTAGTAAGAGACTTCATCATCACGGATCACAGATGGGAATACTGTACTGATGAGTTTGAAATGCTAAAACGTTCAAGCCAACCCAGCAAACCACGTTATATAGGCCTCAATGGTTGGGATAATAAACCTGGATCATAATACCCAACATTCCCAGAACTGGCACGCATGGTGGGCTTGGCATCCAGTGTTTGTGCCCAATCCAGATTCCGCATCTCGCTGGGGGTATTGGGTCTGGTGTGAGAAGATTTTCCGTCGTATTGAAATTTCCCCAGACGGCACGTTTCAAGGCTCTGGGCATTGGCAATATTGCTTAAACGAGTTTGAATTATTACGTCTGGCAGCATATCAGGTCAAACGTGGCGATATCTCCCACGGAGGTTATATAATATAGAGACATGGCGAAGAAACTCAGTACTACAACATCAGTAAAACCAGTCCTGGCAGATGAACTTCGTGCGCTGGATCGCAAAGATCGCAAGTTTCGTCAGGCCATGGAACCCGAGATGCAAAAGAAGTTTAGTACATATCTGATGCTGAGATATGCGGCCAGTGTGGAAGGCAATGCTGACATGGCAGCTTATTACCTAATGGCTGCTAATGAGCGGGTCAACAAGAACTTCTTTGACCTCAGCAAACATCCAGAACTACAGTGGCTGAGCTGTACCACAGTTAGTCCTGGCATGGGCTCACAACGACATTATTGGATTGGTGCAGCCAAGAAGTCTGATGTGGAAAAGAATCAATCAGCTCTGCGCAAACAGGTACAAGACTTATGTCCTACTTGGAAGTCTGATGAGATTGATCTGTGGATGACCGTGAATTCAGTTGAGGCGGTGTCTGAATGGATTCAGCAACACGGTATTGAGGTGAAGTCAAAAAAATGACATTTTCTTGTGAGCACTGTGCTAAGAGTTTTCGGAAAGAAAATTCACTGGTAGCTCATGCCTGTGAACCCAGACGCCGCTGGAATGATCGTAACACTGTGGTTGTTAAACTGGCGTTGCAGACTTATCAGCTGTTCTACCAGAGAATTCAACCAAGTAGTAAACCCAAAGACTGGGCAGAATTTGCCAGCAGCAGGTATTACATTGCCTTTAAGAAGTTTGCACAGTACACCATAGATGTCCGGTGTGTGAATACTCAGGAGTTTATAAATTACATATTAAAGCAGCAGACTCCGCTGGATCGTTGGTGTTCAGATTCGGTATACGAAGAGTTTATGCTGAGTTGGATTCAGACTGAGCCAGCATGGGACGCAGTACAACGCAGTCTGCTCACAGCAACCGACTGGGCAGATCAGCAGACCAGCGAGGCTGCTCACTACTTCAAATATGCCACAGACAGCCGTATTGTTAGTGACATTGTCAAAGGTCGCATCAGTGCATGGCTGATTTACGCAAGTGCCGATGGCGTTGGCTGGCTGAGCCGGCTGATGCCAGATCAGCAGCAACTGATTTATCGCTGGATTAATCCCGAAGTCTGGCAAAGTAAATTGCACCAGGAATCTGAGTTTGTTGAGATCCAGCGTCTGATGGCTCAGTTGGGGATGTAATATGCTTCCACTGGCTCAGCACGATGCAGGCATGCGACAGATGTTGTCAGACGCACTGGTATATTACATATTACGGAGTCCTGCATATGAACAAAAACTTTGATATCGATCTGGATTTTGCTGATAGATCACAGGCGCTGAATCTGATTCAGTACACATCTGCGATGCAGCAGCCTGAGGGAAAACCAGTACGACATAATACTGGTGTATATGTGAATCCAGTGCCAGTGGATTCACTGACTGGCTTGTGTAGTCTAGATTACAAGCTGGCTGAAGAACTGGGTTATATCAAGCTGGATTTTCTCAACAACAGTGTATATACTCTGGTGCAAAGTCCAGCACATCTGGACCAGTTGTTGGCCACTGAGCCGCCCTGGCATAGATTAACTGATCACAGCTTTGTTCAGCAAGTGGTTCACATCAACGCTCACTGGGATTTATTACAACGGATGCCAGAGCCGGTGGACAGTTTAGCCAGACTGGCTATGTTTCTGGCAGTGATAAGGCCAGCTAAACGACATCTGGCTGGAAAACGCTGGGCTGAAGTGGCTAAAACAGTGTGGGACAAATCCACAGATGGACAATATGGATTCAAAAAAGCTCACGCCTGTTCCTATTCGTACTTGGTGGCAATTCACATGGTGTTGCTGAATCAGTGATTGATCTTGCGAATCAGTGTGATGCTGCGACGTTTACTTTTCTTCTGAGCTAATTCGGCCAAGCTGACCACAGGACCATGTAATACTACAACATCTTTGCTGTTGAAGGTTCTGAGATAAACCCTGAAGACACCCCATTCCTCTCTGAGAAAAATATTGATGGGGATCTGTCTATTACTTTCCCACCACCATTGCTCGCCTAGGTCCAAAAACTGACGGCGAGTATCACTATCTGTGATGGCTGCGAGGTCGTAAAAATTAGTTACCACAGTGTCACGATTCTGTACTATTCCGATGTATTCATTATCGCCATAGCCGATCACTGTGATGAAGGGGTATCTATCTGTTAACTTCTGAAAAAGATTTTGGCTCAATATGTAGTCCCATTCCAGTTACTTATACATATGGCCACTGGATGGTATAAATACCAGGACAATGCAGACCATTAAAATTTATCTGTATGACCAGACTATTCAGTTGCAGATTTCTGGTGACAGTGCCCTGACTGTGGAGGACAGAATCGTGTACACTAAACCACTGGTGCTTTTCAAGGGCATCGATAATCCCATTAAGATACAGGTTAAAAATTCTGATCAGAAAGCAGTAAATATCACTAGTTTAACCTTCTATGCTGAGCTGGTCAGAACCCCACAGCGGGATTTTGTAAGCTCATTCACAGCCACAGTGATCTCAGCCAGCACTGGCCTAGCACAGATAATGATTCCAGCCACAGTGCTGAACCCAGCGCCTGTGGGCTATTATTATTTGCTGATCAAATATACCTCGGGATCAGACACACTGCCTGCCTATTCGGATGATAATTTCAGTGTGGCTATTCCGGTAAATCTACAGCTGGGTTATCGTGTCAGCGGAGATCTCTATGAACTGGGAGAGAATCTGGATCTGGGAAGCATACCAGAGTTGGCGTACGAAAACAGAGATCTAGGAGCTTTATAGTATGTCTAAGAGATTACAACTACGCGGTGGTACCACTAGTCAAAACAATGCGTTCACTGGCGCAGCCCGTGAGATTGCGGTGGATACAGATACCTGGAGCCTGCGACTTCATGACGGCACCACACTGGGTGGTCACTTGGTATCTCCTGGACCAGTGGGTGCCACAGGCGTAATGGGCGCCACAGGCGTCACTGGTGCCACTGGTGCAGGTGCCACAGGTGCCACTGGCGTCATAGGTGCCACAGGCGTAAGGGGCGCCACAGGTGTCGCTGGTGCCACAGGTGCCACTGGAGCTATTTGGCAGATTAATAATGGTATTCCCAGCAGTGGCAATGTGGTCATTGACACTCTGACATTTAGCTTGGCCTCAACTATACCACAGGTATCAAGAACTGGGTCAATAAGTCAAACATTATTGGGCAGTTATCTTGCTATACTCAGTGGCACCAGTAGCAGCGGTGCTGTGAGTTTGACCGCAGGCTCCTCTGCTTCAAATCTAGGCAGTGCGGCAATGTCTACCAACGGTGACACAGCAATATACTGGTTGATTAATACTACCTCTGCCAAAATGTATCAAGTAATATTTACCAGAACCAGCTCAACACCCAACATCACTGTAGTAGCTCAACAGTTAATATAAGTGTAACTGGATTTGTTCTGATTGGATCACTGAAATTGCTACCGGTTATTTGGATGTTTATGCTAAATATTCACTGAGATACCACATGAGATTTAAAGACTTTGAAATAACAATACATGGTGACTTTGAATCCGGCGATGACGAGCAGGATTTGCGCAGTGCCATCGCTCGCAAGCTGGGTGGGCTCAGCGCCAAGACATCAGATGCTGAAGCACAGACTGTGGCAAAAATTGACGATGGTGATGCTCGCTGGAGTCCACCATTACAGCAACATCTGGATGTACTAAAGCAAAGTCTGGAAAGTGCTGACAACAAGTCTGATGTTGGCAACCAGATTTTGGATTTAGAAGCAGCCAAGAGGTATTACGAAAAATTCCACGAAAGCACACATCGCAGCAGCCGATTGCTGGAGTATCAAGTTAGAACTGAACTTAATATGTGCGCATTCTGTGGTCGTTTGATGCTGGGTGAATCACTGAGGCTCAGGCTAACTGAAACAGTGTGTCAGAATATCCAGCGTGCTTGGGATCAGCTTATACAGCGGTATTCCGCACCAGCGCAGAGCTGTGAACAAAAAAGCCATAGTTGCCATGCCCGGTAACTCCCATCCATAAATAACAGATACGGGAGTTATCATGGGATTTTTTCGCAAAATCAAAGCCAGTCTAGTACCCGCGCCTGTCACTGAGTATATTGGTGAGCGGGGTAATATCTTCTTTGATATTGACACTGGTGAACTCAGACTCAGCAATGGCATAACTCCTGGCGGGGTACCCATACTGGGTGGTGGCACTGGTGCTGTACAAGTTCGGGATAACGGATCATTACAGGGCACAGCAGCCACACTGAATTTCGGTAACAATGTAACAGTCACCGTGGCCACTGGTGTTGCTGGTGTGGAAGTGGTCCCGGTTAAAATTTTTGAAACTGCACCCACAGATGCGGCTGTGGGAGATTTATGGTATCAGCACAGCACTGGTCAACTGCGTATCTATTACTCAGCAGCCTGGCAGACACTGGTCACCAACGGCGGCATTGGCACCCAGGGTGCTCAGGGCGCTCAGGGTGCTCAGGGAGCTCAGGGTGCTCAGGGCGCATCAGGCACGGCTGGTATAGATGGCCTTGGGGGTGCAACTGGTGTTCAGGGATTTCAGGGATCACAGGGTATTCAGGGATTTCGCGGCTGGACTGGCTCCCAGGGTACACAGGGATATCAGGGAACTATTGGCGCAACTGGCGTTCAGGGCACACAAGGAAATCAGGGAACTTTTGGCGCAACTGGCGTTCAGGGCTCGCAGGGATATCAGGGAACTATTGGCGCAACTGGCGTGCAGGGCACTCAGGGAAATATTGGCGTAACTGGAGCCACGGGGTCAGGTGCTACTGGCTCAACTGGCGTTCAGGGCACACAGGGAATTCCTGGTGTGGCTGGAATTATTAATTTTGACGGAGGTTACCCTAGTATATCCCATGTGGGTGGACCAGCATTTGATTGTGGTGGCGTGGTTTAGAATAAATAAACAATGGAGCTTACTGTAGATGCCTTATATTCAATTTCAGTTTAGACGAGGATTGGCGAGTGAATGGACTTCAGCAAATCCTGTCTTGGCTGCTGGCGAACTGGGTATTGAAACTGATACTCGTAAAGTCAAAATAGGAGATGGCACCACTAACTGGCGTCCGCTGCCCTATGGTTTATTTTCGCCGGATCTTCAAGCAATCACCACGGTGGGCTCCACCACTAACATAGCACTCAGTATTACCAATACCACTGTTAGCTCCAACACAGTCACTGGCGCACTCACGGTATCCGGCGGAGTGGGCGTGGGTGGCAACTTAAACCTGGGCGGTAATGCCAGTGTCACTGGTAAAACCACAGTGGGTGACATCATTTACCCCACCAGTAACAACACTATTAATATCGGTACACCCACTGCTAGGTTTGGTACTATCTTTGCCAGCGGCAACAGCTTGGATCTGGGCGGCACAGTGCTGTCAGCCAATCTGGGTAATCTGTATGTGAATAATGTGCTGGTGATCAGTGGTAACAACATCGGTGTTACTACTGGAAATTTCAGCACCAGTGTCAGCACACCCACTGTGCTGAGTAATTCAGCAGCGGTGGCGGTGGGCACTTCAGCCACCATAGTGGATCAGTTTGCGGTGGGTACTTACACCACAGCCAAGTATATTATTCAGACCACCAATGGCAGCAACTACCACAGCACTGAGGCTTTTCTGGTCAACGACGGCACCAATGCTTATCTCACGGTGTATGCCAGTGTGACCAACAACATAAAACTGATTAATCTGGACGCAGATATATCCGGTGGTAATGTGCGTCTCAGAGCCACTGGCACAGGCGCTGGCAACAGCGTCAAAGTATTTTCTACTAAGATTTAACCATGTAAATCAGCACTAATTGCCATAAATAACTTGTAACAAGCATACCACCAGGAGATCAGCAATGGCGTTACAGAATTTTACCATAGAATACGGGGTCACTATCGGAAATGCCAACATCACTGGCAGCAGTGGAAATGTCAATACCAGTGGGTATGTGAATGCCAACTTCATCACGGTGGGTAATACCATCAGTGTTACTGGCAACGCTAATGTGGGTAATTTGGGTGCTACCAATGCTAATGTAACAGCAATTACGGTCACAGGCAATGCCACTGTGGGTAATATCAGTGCAACCAGTATTGTGGGTACATTAACCACAGCAAGTCAAACCAATATTACATCAGTTGGCACCCTGGGCTCACTCAGTGTTACTGGCAATGCCACTGTGGGTAATATCAGTGCAACCAGTATTGTGGGTACATTAACCACAGCTAGTCAAACCAATATTACATCAGTTGGTACCCTGGGCTCACTCAGTGTTACTGGCAATGCCACTGTGGGTAATATCAGTGCCGCTGCTGCGGTGATCACAGCCAATGCTACATTTGGTAATATCAACAGTGTCAGTGGTATTTTAAGTGTCAGTGGCAATGCCAACGTGGGTAATTTAGGCGCAGGCAATGCTGTGATATCAGCCAGCACAGTCAGTACTAATACCACCAGCGGAGCATTAACGGTTGCAGGTGGGGTGGGTATTACTGGAAATCTCAATGCTGGTACCAGTACCGCCAGTCACATCATAACTGGTAATGTCACCATCACTGGTAACATCACAGTGTCGGGTGATCAGACCATTATAGGAACAACCAACACATTTTTTACCGACAATGTTATTGAACTTCACGATCTGGCCAATGGCACTGGTGCATGGGTCACTGATGACGGGCGCGATATTGGTATTCGTGTACACTACTACAAAGGTAGTGACCAACAAGCGTTCTTTGGCTGGGAAAATGCCAGCCAAAGCTTGGCTTACTACTATCAGGCCACTGAAACCAGTGGTGTCATTAGTGGAAGCTATGGCACATTCAAGGGCAATATATTCAACAGTACAGCCACTGCTGGCACGGCACCCTTTATAGTCAACAGCACCACTCAGGTGGCCAATCTCAACGCAGCATTTTCAGGCACAGTTACCAGTAACTCACAGCCCAATATTACATCAGTTGGCACACTGGGCTCACTCAGTGTTACTGGCAATGCCACTGTGGGCAATATCAGTGCAACCAGTATTGTGGGTACATTAACCACAGCAAGTCAACCCAATATTACATCAGTTGGCACACTGGGCTCACTTAGTGTTACTGGCAATGCTGCTGTGGGTAATATCAGTGCAACCAGTATTGTGGGTACATTAACCACAGCAAGTCAAACCAATATCACATCAGTTGGTACATTGGGCTCACTCAGTGTTACTGGCAATGCCACTGTGGGCAATATCAGTGCAACCAGTATTGTGGGTACATTAACCACAGCAAGTCAAACCAATATTACATCAGTTGGTACACTGGGCTCACTCAGTGTTACTGGCAATGCCACTGTGGGTAATATCAGTGCAACCAATATTGTGGGTACATTAACCACAGCAAGTCAAACCAATATTACATCAGTTGGTACACTGGGCTCACTCAGTGTTACTGGCAATGCCACTGTGGGTAATATCAGTGCAACCAATATTGTGGGTACATTAACCACAGCAAGTCAAACCAATATTACATCAGTTGGTACACTGGGCTCACTCAGTGTCACAGGCAATGCCACTGTGGGTAATATCAGTGCCGTTGCTGCGGTGATCACCAGCACAGCTATGGTGGGTAATACGCTCACAGTAAACACCGCCAACATAGCCACAGCTATTGCCAATGGAGGCACAGCTGGCATTGGCAACATCGGAGCAGTAGGCCAAGGGTTTGATACACTGTATGCACGCCAAGCATCCGCTAACTACGCCGATTTGGCTGAGATTTATTCCAGCGATGATGTGTATGAATACGGCACCGTGGTGGTATTTGGTGGTGATCAGGAAATCACCATCAGCACTGTGAGCCATGACAGCCGAGTGGCCGGCGTAATCAGCCAACAGCCAGCGTTCCTGATGAATGACACAGCCAGTGGACTGCCAGTGGCACTGACTGGCCGCGTGCCCTGCCGTGTGCTGGGACCAGTTACCAAAGGCGCGCTGCTGACCAGCAGCAATATTGCTGGTGTGGCCATGGTGATGACTGCTGATCAGTATGTACCAGGCTGTGTGCTTGGCAAGAGCTTGGAAAACAATCACAACGGCGGTACACTGATTATCGAAGCTGTGATCGGCCGTATGTAAATAATACTCAGCAGTGTGTCTCCAGGCTAACTAGTAGTGGGCTGCAACGCCCACTACACAAGGAGACACACCAAATGAGTAAGACCCCCTACGAAATCAGACTAGAATTGCTGAAGTTGGCCACAGAAATTCTTACCAACCCAGTATACCAGAAAAGAGACCAGTTGCGTGATCAGTATAATGTATCACTGGAACTGGATAAAGAAAATCCCCCGGATTACCCAGAGCTGCCGGAATTTCCCACAACAGAAGCCATAATTACTGAAGCTAATAAACTCAATAGCTTTGTCAGTAACGGGTAATTATGCTATACTAGTGTTGTGCATAGCATAATCATCCAAACTTTGTTGGATAACCTGCCAGCTCACCGACCCAGTGTCAGTGGCTGGCAGAGCTTCAATGCCCCTTGCTGTGATCATCGTGGGCACAATCATGATCGTCGCAAGCGCGGCGGAGTTAAGCTGACTCCCACTGGAGTGGTATACAATTGTTTCAATTGCCACTACACCACGGGTTACACTGTGGGCAGTGGCTTTGGAATTAAGTTTAGACGGCTGCTGATCTGGTTGGGAGTATCAGCAACTGAAGTCAATGCACTGAAGATCCATGCGCTTAGAGAGCGTGAATTGTATGCAGAACCTGACACTGAGCCAGCGCCCATACTGGAAATTGTTCCTCGTGACTTACCAGATCACAGTGTGTTGCTGGATCAACATCAGCATCCAGAATACTGGAAATATTTGCAGAATCGTGGGCTAGACCCAGCTGGTTACAGTTACTTTGTCAGCACTGAATTAGCTCGCAGAGTGATTGTGCCATTTACTTTTCAGGATAACCTGGTGGGATACACTGCTCGTGGTATTGGCGCACAACGACCCAAGTATCTACAGAGTCTGGCCATGCCCTATATATTCGGAGCTGATCTGCAACATCGTGACTGGACCTGGTGCCCAGTGATGGAGGGAGTATTTGATGCACTCAGTGTGGGTGGGTGTGCTACCCTGGGTAATGAAGTCAGTGAAGCACAGGCCGAACAACTGGATGCACTGGATCGCACTGTGGTGATAGTTCCAGACCAGGATCGTGCTGGCGATGAATTAGTGCAAGCAGCTATTGATTACGGCTGGAGTGTCAGCTGGTGTGATTGGCCAGCTGGAATCAAAGATGTTAATGATGCAGTGGTGCATTACGGCGCGCTGTTTGTTACTCGGCATATCTGGGCCAGCCGGGTCACAGGTACCACACAGATTAAACTACGGCGTAAACTGAGGAAACACTAACTAATGAGCATGGAATACACTGCTGACGTTCAGAAATTATTCCTGGAATTTATTCTACAGGATCCTGAGTTGTACACCAGAGTCAGCAACATCTACAATGCTGAAAACTTTGATCGCAGTCTGAAAAAAGCCGCCAAGTTTATCAGTGAACATGCCGCTCAACACGGTACCCTGCCAGATCGTACACAGTTACAAGCTGTCAGCGGCACGGATCTCAAGTCCATTGACAGCATCAACTCTGGACATTGTGACTGGTTTCTACAAGAGTTCGAACAGTTTACTCGCAGACAGGAACTGGAACGAGCTATTCTACAAGCCGCAGATCTGCTGGAAAAAGGTGACTATGATCCAGTGGAAAAGCTGATCAAGGATGCGGTGCAGATCAGCTTGACCAAGGACATGGGTACTGACTACTTTGCTGATCCCAGAGCTCGACTGCTGCGACTCAAGAACAATAACGGACAGATCAGCACTGGCTGGTTGAATCTGGATCGCAAACTGTATGGCGGATTTAATCGCGGTGAATTGCAGATTTTTTGCGGAGGTTCAGGCAGTGGGAAAAGTCTGTTCATGCAAAATCTGGGTTGTAACTGGTCTGCAATGCGGTTGCATGGTGTATATATTACGCTGGAACTCAGTGAAGATCTGTGTGCTATGCGTGTGGACAGTATGCTCACTGGCCGACCCACTAAAGAAATATTTCACAATCTGGATGATGTGGAACTACAGGTGCGTGTGCTGGGTAAGAAAAGTGGCAGCTTCTTTATCAAATATCTACCAGCACAGAGCACAGTGAATGATATTCGCAGCTATGTGAAAGAATTACAGATTCGCTCAGGTGTACAGATTGATTTCCTGTGCGTGGATTATCTGGATCTGCTGATGCCAGTGAGCGCCAAGGTCAGTCCCAATGACTTGTTTGTCAAGGACAAATATGTCAGTGAAGAATTGAGAAATCTGGCCAAAGAACTCAATGTACTTTTCGTTACTGCTTCACAATTAAACAGGTCAGCAGTGGAAGAGGTCGAGTTTGACCACAGCCATATCAGTGGTGGTATCAGTAAGATAAATACAGCAGATAATGTATTTGGTATTTTCACCAGCAGGGCAATGCGTGAACGAGGCAAGTATCAGTTGCAATTGATGAAGACTCGCAGCAGCAGCGGAGTGGGGCAGAAAGTGGATCTGGACTTTGATGTCAACAGTTTGAGAATTACTGACAGCGATGAACAGAACCCAGACGCACCTTATTCACCAGCTACCACAGGCATATTGAATCAGCTGAAGACAACCAGTACAGTGGTCTCCCGGGACTCAGTGGGAAATAACCTAAACTCAGTCAGGGCAGACGTACAAGGCAGCAAGATAAAAAGCATGTTGGCAGGGTTGAAAAGGAAAGCAGATGAGTAGCATTGACGATCTGAAAACATTTATAATCACCCATGCATTAGACCCTGCTGGTGAGTGGGTACATCGTACCCATACTCAATCGTGGTGGACTGAACACGCTGCTGTGGATAAATTAGATCAGATATTCTTACTCACTGCATTTATTACTGGTAAAGCCATACGGCGCAGATGTTGGCATATACAGCATGAATGCTGGCAGGTCCCAGTGTGTGCTGAGTGCAGACTCAACTCAGTAAAGTGGCATTTATCCACTGGATCATACAGTGAATGCTGTAGCTCAGTGTGCGCCGCAAATCATTCATTACACAAACGACAGCAGACCTGCCAGGCACGCTATGGCGCAGATAACCCCAGCAAAGTGCAGCAGTTTGTTGACAAAATTGCTCATACCACACAACAACGTTATGGTGTGTCAAATTATTCCTTGACTGCAGAGTTTCAGCAAGGCCAACGAGACAAATGGGCTAACTATTCTCAGCAACAACTTCAGGAAATCAGAGAAAAGACTCAGGACACCTGTGTATTGAAATACGGGGCAAATTCTCCGTTGGAATCTAGTGAGATTCGTCAGAAGATTCACCAGACTATGCTGGATCGTCATGGAGTTAAGTCACCATTGCAAAATCCAGATATTCTTCGCAAACAACAGCATACTATGCTGGCGAAATTTGGCCGAGTGAGTTTCCAGCAGCAACACCTCTCCCTGGAATTTATTACCAATCTGGCTGATCCTGCTTGGTTAGTGGAACAACTGCAATCACAAAGTCTCAGAGAAATAGCTGATCATAACAATTTTTCATATTCCAACATTTGCAAAGTTGCGAAAAATCACGGGTTAACTGTTCCACAGGAGAGTGATTGGGAAAGGTCAGTGGTTAACTGGCTCAGAAGTTTGGGTATTGAAGTGGAAACCCACAAAAAAATCTCTGGGAAAAAAGAAGTTGACATATATTTGCCTCAGCATCAGATAGCGATTGAATGTGATGGAATATACTGGCATAGTGAGCATCGAGGCAGAAAAAACTCAGCCTATCATCTCAACAAAACTGTGGCCTGTGCTGATCAAGATATCAAACTGATACACTTGTTTGACAGTGAATGGTACAGCAAAAATCACATTGTAAAAAGTCGAATATCCACCATGGTGGGACAAGCATTGCATAGAGTTGCCGCCAGGAAAACTAGTGTGGTTAGGTTAACTAGCCAGCAGTCCAGAGAATTTTTCGAAGCAAATCATATTCAAGGCAATGTGAATAGTAGCTATTGCTGGGGATTGGTTGACCATACTGATAATGTGGTGGCAGCCATGTCCTGGGGCAAAGCCAGATATAATTCCAATTATCAATGGGAAATGTTGCGATTGTGTAATTCACAGAATACCGTGGTGGTGGGTGGAGCCAGCCGCATGTTTGCCAGTTTCGTCAAAGAGATGAATCCAGTGTCAATAATCAGCTACGCAGATCGTCGCTGGAACAGTGGCAAAGTTTATGCCAAGCTGGGGTTTACCTTTGTGAAAAATACTCCGCCGGGCTACTTCTACACTCAGGATTATCAAACTTTAGAAAATCGTGTAAAATATCAGAAACACAAATTAGTCACAGTGTTGGAACACTTTTCCGCAGATCGTACTGAATGGCAGAATATGCTGGCCGCTGGCTGGGATCGAATTTGGGATGTGGGACAAGCTGTGTGGGTTTGGCAAAGTATGCAGGTCCTGACCAAAACATAATAATCACCGAGCTGCTGTGCTATAATAGCAGTATTATGGATACCGCTGAGCCAGAAACTGGGCATCTGATGTTGATTATGTGGGATATGTATGGTGTGGAAGCAGTAATTGATGTCACAGCCCAACAGCAAAATCAGTTGTTTGACATGATTCGCGAAAGTGACCATTTTAATCAGTGGCTCAATCAGACCATCATCTACCTGACACTCAGAGCTCGTGCCAACAGCCAGCGTAACTATGAAGTATTCAGCATCTGGGTTGATGAGAGTGTTGATGCTGATACTCTGCGGGCTGAGTTTGCTGATAGTCCACAGATCATGGCTGACCTAGTGAGAAGTCGCGGCAATCGTATATTTGGATCAGCCAATCCATCCCACCGTCAGGTCATCTCCTAGACCAGTTTCTGATATTTCGGCAGCGCGGCCATAAATATCAGAAAGGTGAACACTTGAAATCTGTTACCAGAACCATACTTGACGAGTTAACCAACGGGTTACCTGAGCATAACCGCAATCTGTTGGTGGAAAGTCGCGGTAATCATATCATCACAGGTGCTATAAATCTGCTGGCCAGCATCAAAGAAAACTATGGTGATGCTGTGGCTGATGAAATGGAACGCAGATTGATCAACAGCATTCGTGGTCGTGACACTCAGAAATTTGCTCGTGCTGCTAGGAGATTAACATGAGAAGTAGTGAATTTATAAATGAAGGATTTGTGGATGCGGTCAAAGGTGTAGTTAGGGCAGCCAAAGCCCCAGTGGGAATCGGAAGTAGACTAACGCAATGGGCTGGATCTAAATTACCCGGTGGCGCTGGGGCCAACGCCACCGGCCAGCGTGAAACATCTCAGTCAGTGAATAATGCTAAAAAAGCCGTGATGCAATTCGCTGGTAGAATAGGCAAGAAAATCACCGAACTTACTCCTGATGATGTTCGTAACAGCCAGTTGGTGGGTACCAATAGTGACAAGACCTGGGACGAAGCAGTGAAAGCATTGAAGTTAGATCCCGCAATGCCTTTTGGATCACCACCAGCACCACCAGCACCACCAGCACCACCAGCACCACCAGCACCACCAGCACCACCAGCACCACCTATGACTGAAGACGATGCGCCAGCACCAGCACCACCAGCACCACCAGCACCACCAGCACCACCACCACCAAATCCTAGCAATGCAGACAAGCAGTTGAATGCCTTGTTGCTGAAGTACACTCAGTTGGTTCAGAAATATGCGGGCACTGATCACAATCAGAAAACTCCGGTTGATTTGCAGCATTTTGTAATTACTAGTACTCAAGCACAGGCTAAAGAACTAGTGGACTCCCTGGAAAAAAACACTGCACTGACCGATAAGGCCATGGCTGCGTATCTGCTGGAACTTAAAAAAATGCAACTGGTCAACGCGACGCAATATGAAACATATATCGCGGCGTTAAGAAAACAAGCAGGTTTACCAACGGCCCGGCCGCCGGTTGCCCCTCGCAAACCCGGTGCCGGCCCCACCAAACGCCAGGGCCGTCGTGGCCGTCGTGGCCGTCGTGGCCGCGGCCTCGAAGAAAATCTCAGAGCAAAGTACACTGAATTTCTGCGTGAATCCTGACCAAAGAAAAAACGTTCTGCGGTGCGCAGAAAGAAAAAGTAACTATGATATTTTGACGTCAAATGCTAAATAACAGTAAGCGTTAAGCTAAAGGAGATTAATATTATGCCCGGATTTACAAGAGTAAACGGAAGCGCACAGCCAGGATCAGTATACGGACTGAGTCCTCGGTACCTCAAAATCGAAACTGGTAATGTCGGAGTTGCCACTGGATATACCGCAACAAACAGCAACTTTGAAAAGGCAGTATTTGCTATCGGTTCAGAAGCCAGCATTGTTACCCTGGGAACCCCCAGCGCCAATATTTTTGTTGTGCAGATTGACAACAGCTATGGCGCAGCCGTAGGTAACAGTGGCGGCAGCAGCGCCATGGCACTGAGCATCAAGACTGGCCTCAATGCCAATGTAGTGACCATCACTGAAAGCACTGGATTTGTTGGTGGTGCGATCAACACATTTGCGTAAACAATCAGCAGTGAATTAAAAACAGGGCCCATCTTAATGATGGGTCCTTTTTTTGCAGCTAAATATCTCAGTGAAACAACAAGTGATAACCCTGAACCAACACAGTATGTTGGCTGAGTCAGAAGTGATCACAGTGTATACACTGTTTGATATCACCCACACTGGAGTATTAAAGATGTATGACTCCAGAGTAACGGAATTTGTGGATCAAGCGGGTCAGATTGTGCGTGACCGTATCCAATGGTGTCGCAGTAGAAATCAGCAGAGAAACTGGGAGATTTTGGTGCAGCTAATCAGTTTACGAACTCAACCCACCATGTTAGCCAATCCTGAACTTCTGATCAATGCTGATTTGTCCAGTCTGGGATTGGGCGCTGGCTTTGCCTCCCCTCAAACAGTATGGTGTGCCAGTTTTTCCACTGAACATGCCCAGGTATACAGTACCAGTGACGACTATCTGGGCCAACTACGCGCCGAATGTCGCTTGGTACCCATGATCACTGGATTAACTGAAACTGCACAGATGTCCGATAGTTATATTGAAACCCAGGGCGAATTTATCAATACTAGTTTTATTGTGTCTCAACCAATAACCGCTCAGCCGGCAACACCAAGGAGACAGTGATGGTAACCACGGAAATTGAAAAAAACAATCTAGAAGCTCATACTGAATTATGTGCTGAGCGATATGATAATCTCCAGATCCAGTTATCCGCGATAGACAATCGCATGGACAGTATGGAGATTGCCATTGGTGATCTCAAGCAGATATTATGGGATATCAAGGACGCTAATCACAATCAACTAGTAGGCTGGGGCATGGGGCTAATAGTCACACTGCTGGGCGCACTAGGAGTGTTGGCATTCTACATCATAACCAACGGTAAAACCGGATAAATTTGTCACCAAAAGCTAAATACCAACAACAGGACCCATACAAATGAAACTTGATGATCTACAGTCACCCATGAATTCAGTTCAGCTGGCACAACTCTTAAAGAAGCATCACGGAATTCAGTTGCCAGTTGCTCAGCTAACACCAGCCCGGGCACAGGGTATGCTGGAATCAGTGCAAACTCAACTGAATCAGTATCGCAACAGCAAATCTGCTCACCTTGCTGAGCAGGACAGCAACTACACTGCCATGATGTTGGTGGAGCAGACACTGCGTGCTCGTGTTACTGAATACACTGAACCTTTGACTAGAAAAATTTCCAGATTGGTTCAGTCCGGAGCCAGTGCCATCAGCCCCAGAACTGGTGAAGCTTGGAGAAATTACACTGATAGCGACAGCTCTGCGGCCAGCTTAGCAAAGCGGATGCTTAGCGGAGCTAACACAGGTGTGGAAGCAGCAAATTGGGCAGCAAGAAAACTCAAGAAAAGACCTAAACCCACCAAGGTCATGGAAAGCGCCATGGGCGAAGCCGAAGTGATACTGGCAGCCAAGGACCTGGCTGATCGTGTGCAGGATATGGTGGAAACACTGGGCAAGATGATCAATGAAGAGCTGCCCGCACTGACTGAAACTATCCGTGACACCATGGAAGCAACTCAGGCTGACACCTACAACACCAGCGCACTGGAAAGCCTCAATGCCACACTGGAAGCAGTGCGTGGCAGCAAAGAGTCACTGGATGTGGCAGCACGGTCACTGGCTGGCGAAGAACCCGCAGCGCCAGTTGATGCTGGCACCGATGAGTTTAGTGGTGATGTTACTGAACCAGAGCTGGGTGCAGAAGACACTGGTGAAGTTGCTGACGAACTCATGAATACTCCCGCAGTGGCCAGTGGTGGTAAAAAACAACCCCTGGGCCGTGGCAAGAGATAGGTAACCAATGCCGTCATTTAAACCTCAACCTAGAATTCAAAATCAAATTCTCACCCTACTGAGTCTGTGGGTTGACAAAGTGGAATCATCGGCTAATCTGGATGAAGATCGCAGCAGATTACTCCAGCCCACCATGCCCACTAAAACATTTCTGCAAATGTTGAATAACGTGAGTGGAAACAGACTGAGTTATGAAACACTGGCTCAGTATATACAGAATATACCGGCTATCAGTGCATTGGTGGATCCTGCCAACACCAATAAAAACACTATTGCTGTGCTGGATCCTAATGCAGAGCCCATGGCTGACATGGGAACAGATCAACCAGCAGATGAACTAGCTGCTGAGCAGCCAGCACCTGATCTAGTTGCTGAACCACCAGCTGATGACATGGGCACCGAGCCCATGCCTGCGCCACCAGCAATGCCTGCACCTGCTGAGCCAGTCATGCCTGCTGGGCCAGATCGTGCGAGTATTGTGGCACAGATGGCCAAGCGAGCACGTGACCGCGCACGCCGGCAGTAGTAAAATGTGCTATACTATATGTATAGTTAATATATATACATGATTACTCCCAGATTTCCCTATCAGAAACTCAGCCGCGAAACCTTGGAGGGCAGCAGAAAGTACGCTCTGCCTGATGGTCAGCGAGTCTCCAGTGTAACCACTATTCTGGAAGCCACCAAGAGTGCAGAAAGCAAACAAGCACTGGATAATTGGAGAAAAAGAGTGGGTGCTCAGCAAGCTCAGCAAATCACCACAGAAGCAGCCAGTCGTGGAACCAGAATGCACAAGTGGCTGGAAAATTATATGTGTGATGACGCCATGGGCGAACCTGGCAGCAATCCCTATAGCCAGCAAAGCTATAAAATGGCATCAGGCATCGTTGAGAACTTTCTAACTCCCAATGTCACTGAAATCTACGGTACAGAAGTCAGCTTATATTATCCAGGACTATATGCTGGTACCACGGACTGTGTAGCTAACTGGCAAGGTGAAGTCAGCATACTGGATTTCAAGCAAACCAACAAGCCCAAAAAAACCGAGTGGGTTCAGGATTACTTTCTGCAATTGTGTGCCTATGCACTAGCCCATAATGAGGTTTATGGCACAAATATCAGTCAGGGAGTAATTCTAATGTGCAGTCAGGAGTATGAACTACAGCACTGGGTGATTGCTGGGGCAGAATTTGAGGCACATACTCAAAAATGGATCCAGCGAGTCGACGATTTTTATCGCTAAATACCTGACAACAGGAACTCATCATGGCTATAACACAAATCAGTAAGATCACGGTACGCAAAGGGCGCAAAGAAAATTTACCACAACTAGCTGCTGGTGAGCTGGGCTGGGCGGTGGACACTCAGCAATTGTATATCGGCAATGGCTCACTGAGTGATGGAGCACCAGCCGCAGGCAATACCGAAGTGCTCACTGAGCACAGTGCCACGCCATTGAACAATGGCTATTCCAGTGCCACACTCGCAGCTAGTGTGTCAGTAGCCACACCTTTTTATCAGTTTGACTGGGCTGACCACCCAGTGGGAGTACTGAAGTTCAGTGTGCGACGTGGTAGTGACTATCAGTTGAATGAGGTTATATTTGCTTATAATGGTGGCACGGTCAACATTACCACACGGCAAGTGGGACTCGCCAGCAACGTCACTGTTACCGCAGTAGTGAGCACAAATTTTATTGTGTTTAAATATGTTAACAGCGGCGCAGCAGCCACGATAAATTTCAAGAGAGAAGATTACCTCTAACCTCATGAATTGGTATCAACCCCTGGACAAACGCATTCTGGAGTGGCGTCGCTGGAGATTACAATTACCTGAAGACATCCCAGCAGCCATGCTGGAAATACAGGAGTTCTGGCACACCGCTCCTATCAAGAAAGTCACCAATCTCACAGACGATCAGGCCATGTGGCCCTCGCCCTGGGCGTTGTTTGACACCCATAGTTACTGTGGTCATCTCAGAGCACTGGGCATGTTTTACACCCTGTGCATGGTGCCCAGATTTCGTCAGTTAAATCCTGAAATCTGGATCTTATACAACACTGTGGGCGAACGCATGGTTATAGCTGTGGCGGATCAGGGAAAATATGTGCTTAATTTCCATCCGCATCAGGTGGTAAATATCCAGTCAGTTACTGCTGAGCCTCAGCAGATCATCAAGTTTTACCCAGAAGATTTTAAAAAATTGGAATAACATATGAGTCAAGTTACCGTTATCAAACGCAAGGGCGCAAAAGCGCCGTTGGATCTAGAGAAGTTGCATCGTGTGGTATTTTGGGCATGTGAAGGTATCACTGGCGTGAGCCCTAGTGAAGTGGAAATCCGCAGCAGCTTGCAATTTTACGATGGCATCAAGACCACCAATATCCAGGAGACACTGATCAAAAGTGCTGCGGATTTAATCAGTGAAGATTCGCCCAACTATCAGTATGTGGCCGGCAGGTTGATCAGCTATCACCTCAGAAAAGAAGTCTATGGTGACTATGAACCCTGGCACATCAAGCGGTTGGTGGATCAGAATGTGGAACTGGGCCTGTATGATACTGAAATTTCCACAGCCTACACTGATGCCGAATGGGATAAGATCAACAGCATGATCCGCCATGATCGTGACAGTGAACTGACTTATGCGGGCATGGAGCAGATGCGTGGCAAGTACCTGGTACAGAATCGTGTCACTGGCAGCATTTATGAGACACCACAGGTATGTTATATTCTCATAGCAGCCACCTTGTTTCAGAAGTATCCAGCTGAGACTCGCCTACACTGGGTCAAAGAATACTACGAAGCCATTAGCACTCACCTGATCAGCCTGCCCACGCCAGTGATGGCTGGAGTCAGAACACCACAGCGACAGTTCAGCAGTTGCGTGTTGATCGAGACTGGTGACAGCCTGGACAGCATCAATGCCACCAGCAGTGCCATTGTGAAATACGTAAGTCAAAAAGCTGGCATTGGCATCGGTGGTGGTAGGATTCGTGCGTTGAACTCGCCTATTCGCCGTGGTGATGCGTATCATACTGGTGTGATTCCGTTCTACAAATTGTTTCAGAGTGCGGTTAAAAGTTGTAGCCAAGGGGGAGTAAGATCTGGTAGTGCTACACTGTATTACCCCATCTGGCACCTGGAAGTGGAAGACCTGCTGGTGCTGAAGAACAACAAGGGCACTGAAGATAATCGCATTCGTCACATGGATTATGGTGTGCAATTCAACAAACTGATGTATGAGCGGTTACTGGGTGGTGGCAATATCACATTGTTCAGTCCCAGTGATGTGCCAGGGCTGTATGATGCTTTCTTTGCTGATACTGACCAGTTCACTAAATTGTATGAAGCTGCTGAGGCCAATCCAGCAATTCGCAAGAAGACCATCAAAGCCGCAGATCTGTTCAGCCAGTTTGCGCAGGAACGCAAGGATACTGGCCGCATCTATCTACAGAATGTGGATCATGCCAATAGCCATAGCCCGTTTAAGTCTGACATTGCTCCTATTCGCCAAAGTAATTTGTGCGCCGAGATAGACCTCCCCACCAAACCACTGAACGAAATCAATGATCCTGATGGTGAAATCGCACTGTGTACCCTGTCAGCCATCAACTGGGGCATGATCCTGGATCCTGCTGACTTTGCCAAACCCTGTGAACTGGCAGTGCGTGGTCTGGATGCCCTGCTGACATACCAGCATTATCCAGTACCAGCGGCCAAAAACAGCACTGATTTATACCGCCCACTGGGTATTGGCATCATCAATTTCGCCTACTGGCTAGCCAAGAACGGGTATACTTATACCAACAGTACCTGTTTACCAGCCGTGGATGAATACATGGAAGCCATGAGTTATTATCTGATCAAAACCAGCATAACACTGGCCCAGGAATTTGGGCCCTGCGCTGGCTGGCAAAATCTTAAATATGCTGATGGTGTGTTGCCAGTGGATACTCGCAAATCCGATGTGGATGATCTGGTACCCTATACCGAGAGAATGCCCTGGGACCTGCTGAGGAATCAGGTGGTTAAAACTGGCATTCGCAATGCCACGCTGATGGCACTGATGCCCAGTGAAACCAGTAGTCAGGTCAGCAACAGCACCAATGGTATCGAACCAGTGCGCAGTCTGATCACTACTAAGCAGAGCAAGCATGGTGTGCTGAAGCAGGTGGTTCCAGAGTTCCGTAAGCTCAAGAACAAATACGAGTTATTGTGGAATCAACGCAGTCCCGAAGGATATTTGCGCATCTGTGCGGTGTTACAGAAATGGGTAGACCAGGGTATCAGCGTAAACACCAGTTATAACCCGCGTTTTTATGCTGAGGAAAAGATCCCCATGAGTGAGATGTTGAAGCATATCCTAATGTTTTACAAGCTGGGTGGCAAACAACTCTACTACAATCAAACAAATGATAACCAGGGCGAGATCAATATGGACAAGATAACTGATCCGGTTGACGCCTGTGATAGTTGTGTTATATAATCGTTAAGTAGGGGAAAAAATGCAATCAGTTTTCAATCAACAGGTATCAGACCATCTGACCGCCAAGGCATTTCTAGATACATCTGGTAGTTTAGGTATGCAGCGTTATGACACGCTGAAATACAAGCAATTTGATAAATTAACTGACAAACAGTTGGGATTTTTTTGGCGTCCCGACGAAGTAGATATTAACAAAGACAGCAAGGACTTTAAAGACCTTACTGAACACGAGAAGCACATTTTCACCAGCAATCTCAAACGGCAGATACTGCTGGATAGTGTGCAAGGTCGCAGTCCCAGCTTGGCATTTCTACCCATCGTGACTCTGCCAGAGATCGAAGCTTGGATTCAGACCTGGAGCTTCAATGAGACCATTCATAGCCGCAGCTATACTCATATCATTCGCAATGTGTATCATGACCCAAGTAAAGTATTTGATGAGATCATGAACATTGCTGAGATTGTGGATTGCGCCAATGAAATTACCAAGAACTACGATGATCTGCTGACACAGACTCAGTGGTATAATCTGCTGGGTGCTGGGGTCCACACAGTCAATGGCAAGGAAATCACTGTGTCATTGTATGAGCTCAAGCGTCTGCTGTGGCTTAGTATGATGAGCGTGAATGTGCTGGAAGGGCTGCGATTCTATGTGAGCTTTGCTTGCAGCTGGGCGTTCGCCGAGGTCAAGAAGATGGAAGGCAACGCCAAGATCATCAAACTGATCTGCCGTGATGAGAATGTGCATTTGGCTGGCACGCAGGCTCTGCTGAAACTATTGCCCAAAGACGACCCGGATTTTGAGACCATTCGCGCTGACACGCAGGCTGAATGTATTCAGTTATTCAAAGACGCAGCAGCTCAGGAAAAGGCCTGGGCTCATTATCTGTTCAAAGATGGCAGCATGATTGGCCTCAACGAGTCTCTGCTGTGTGATTATGTAGATTATATCTGTGCCAAGCGTATGGCATCAGTAGGCTTGCAGTGTGATTGGCGCGTACCCAGCAGCAATCCCCTGCCCTGGACTAATAAATGGATTGCTGGCAGTGAAGTTCAGGTGGCTCCCCAGGAAACTGAAATTAGCTCCTACACTATTGGCGCAGTAAAGCAGGATTTAGACGACAACTCATTTAAAGGATTTAGCTTATGAAAACATTAACAGTATATTCCACACCCAATTGTACACACTGCCAGCAGGCAAAGCAGTATCTAACTGAATTGTCTGTGCCTTTCAACGAAATAAATCTGCACGATGATGTTGCCAGCTTGGAGTTCATTAAACAGCAAGGACATCGCAGTGTGCCTCAGATCTATATGGGCAGCACACAGTTTGTTTCGGGATGGACTGAGTTGCAGAATATGTCACTGCCACGAATCCAGGAACGCATGAGAATCCAGGGATAAATATCAATATGCCTTATCAATCAAATGACATTGTTACACTCAAGCTGGTCAGCGGCGAAGAAATTGTAACCCGATTTCTATCAGAAACCGCTGATGAATATGCAGTATACAAACCACTGTCACTGATGCAAGGCCCTCAGGGCATGGCACTGATGCAGAGTTTAATGAGTGGTCGGCCAGATCGCGAAATCATTATTCGTAAATCCGCTGTGGCTATGCACGCGGCGTCTCGTGAAGAGATAGTCAGTGCATGGATTGAAGGCACATCAGGACTGAAAACTCCGGGCAAAAGCTCATTGTTGATGGGATAATTCAGCCCACAAGGCGAAAATATGAACTTTAAATATATAGTAAACGGTTGGATTTTCGCGGCACTGACACTGATATTGGCTCTGACCACAGTCAGTGACGCTCAAGGACTAATCCCGTACTGGGTACTTAAAGCAACGCCAACATACAATCTGGCCAGTCAGGTTAACATGGTAGATTATCGGCAGATA